GCGAGCTCCTAAAGGACGTCAACGCCAGGATCGCGGCGGAGTGGTATCGGTTCGCCGATGGCCCCGTCACGGCCGACGGGCGCCAGAACATCACGAGCTTTTTGCAGCTCCTCGCGGGCTCGTGGGGAACGGACGGCGAGGTGTTCGTTCGCCGCTGGTTCGGCTACCCCAACGATTGGGGCCTAGCGCTGGAGCCGATCGACGCCGATCTCATCGACGAAAGCTATTCCCTGCCTGCGGGCAAGGGTCGAGACGAGATCCGGTTGGGCATCGAAGTCGACGGCTTCGGCAGGCCCAAGGCGTACCACGCGCTCCAAAGCGTGCGCCCCTCTGGCGTCTCGCAGCAGCGCACTCGATACCCAGCTCGCGAGATCGGTCACGCCTTCTTCCCGCTTCGCGTGAACCAGACTCGCGGGATCTCGCTCTTCGCCCCTGTTCTCGTGAACAGCGGCCACCTGGGCGTCTACTTCGAGAACGAGATCGTCGCCTCGAGCGCCGCCGCCGCGAAGATGGGAATGCTCGAACAGAACGGCGAGGCAGGGAGTGCTCTGGCCGCACCGAAACCTGGGCAGTCAGGGGCGACGCCCGGCCGGTACCGAATCGAGCTCGCGCCCGGAACGACCGAGCTACTCCCTCCCGGCGTCCAGTTCAAGCCGTGGGACCCCACGCATCCCGTCGACGCCTTTCCCGACTTCGTGAACTCGGTTCTGCGCGAGATCTCGTGCGGCTTCGACGTGAACTACAACACCTTCGCGAACGACGGCCGCGGCACGTCGTTCAGCCAGGGGCGCCTCCAGGTCCAGGACGAACGGGATACCTGGCGGATGCTCCAGCACTGGTTCGCGTGGGCCGTCGTCCAGCCCATCTACGAGGCGTGGCTCGAGGCGGCCGTCATGACCGGGAAGCTCCAGCTCGGCACCTACGACTGGCGGCGTTTCCGCGCGTGCAGCTGGCGACCCCGGAGCTGGCCCTACAACGACCCGCTCAAGGACCAGCAGGCGAACGCCCTCGGGCTACGGCTCATGCAGACGTCTCCCCAGCGACTCGCGTCCGACCAGGGCCTCGATTTCGAGGAGCTGGTCGAGGAGAACAAGGCCGCGAAGGTCATGCTCGAGAAGGCTGGCCTCCCCACGAACCTGTGGTCAGGAGAGAGCGTGGCCCCGGCGCCCGATGACCCGGACGACGACCCCGACAAAGACGACAAGACTGATCCCCCGAAGGACACCGGGAAGAATCTGACCAACGGCCACGGCCAACGCCCACCGCGCCTCGCGCAGCTGGGCATCGGAGGGTAGCGATGCTTCGGAACATGCAGCTCCCCGTCCTCGAGCGGATCCAGGACATCGAGCTCACGGCGCTCGCTCGTGCGGAGGGTGAGGACGAGAGCAAGCCGCTCCGATACGAGATCCAGTTCTCGAGCGAGGAGCCGTGCACGCGCGGCTTCGGCGAGTACGCCTGGATCGAGGTTCTCGGGCACGAACCGAACGAGGTGCGGCTCGAACGCCTGAACGATGGCGGCCCGCTCCTCGTGGAGCACGACCGCTACCTCCAAGCGGGTCGGGAAGGCCGTCGTCTTCTTCTCGCGGAGCGCGCTCGGGCAGACGCAGGAGACGGACGTACGGGGAGGTGTGAAGCGGAAGGTCAGCACGCGCTACATCCCCTGGAAGATGAAGCGTGTGGAGGCGGGCAACCCCGAGAAGGGCACGCTCGACAAGTACCGGGTCGTCGACTGGGAGGTGCTGGAGAACTCACTCGTTGCCATCCCGTTGGACCACAAAGGCACGTCGGTGGATCCGACGGGCCGCAGCCAGACCGAGGACATGCGGATGTTCACGGTCGAAATCGATGACGGCGAACCCGTCGAGGAGGAGAGGACCGACATGGACAAGAAGAACGGAACGGACCCGGAGGCCGGCGGTGGCGGCGGCGGGACCACGGCCGCGGTCGTGCAAGACTTCTCCGCGCGGAACGCCGAGATCGCCGAGATCCTCGGCATGTGCCGCCGCGACGGCGTGAGCGCCGAGGAGACGGAGGAGTTCGTGCGGGCCGGCAAGGCGCCCGGCGAGGTGGCGCGAGCGCTCTTCGCGAAGAAGAGCACGAGCGGTTCGGCGCAGCCCGCCGGCGAGGCGATCGTCGAGCTGACCCGCCGGCAGGTCGAGGACTACTCCTACGCCCGCGCGGTCGAGGGCGGCCTGAAGCTCAATGGCCACGAGAAGGGGAAGTTCGACGGCTTCGAGCTCGAGATGCACCAGGAGCTCCTGCGGAAGGTCCCCGACGGCTTCGACTACCACGGCGGCGTGCTCGTTCCCATGCGGCTCGAGGGCAAGCGCGCCATGGACACGAAGACCGCCGGCAAGGGGTCGGAACTCGTCCCGCAGCAGGCCGGTGAGCTGATCGAGCACCTGCGCGACGAGTCGCTCCTCACGCGTCTCGGAGCCAAGACCCTGGTCGGCCTGAACGCGAAGGTCCCGTTCCCGAAGCAGAAGAGCGGGATGCAGTTCTTCTGGGTGGCGGACAACCCGCCGGCCGACGTCACGGACAGCGACATCAGCCTCGGGATCTCGTGGCTCGATCCGAAGGCCCTGGCGGGCATGAACATCTTCAGCCGGCAGCTCCTCTCCATGTCGCTCCTCGACATGGACGATCTGATCCGGAAGGAGATCGCGGTCGGCATCGCGCTCGCTCTCGACCTGGCCGGCATCCACGGCAAGGGGGGAGAGGGCGTCCCGCTCGGTCTCTACAAGAACCCGGACGTCAACGTGAAGGCGATGGGCGGCGTGCCCGACTACGCGAAGATGATCGATCTCTTCGCCCAGGTCCGGACGAAGAACGCCCACCGCGGCACCCTGGGTCTCGGCACGACGCCGCAGATGGCCGGGAAGCTCATGGCGACGCCGGAGTTCACGAACGCGGCCAGAGGTATCTGGACCGGCACGTTCGATGACGGCTTCGTCGCCGGCTACAAGGCGGTCAGCTCGACGCAGATCTCCTCGACCATGACCGGCCAGGAGGAAGTCGGCGGCACGGAGCAGGGAATCATCGCCGGCAACTTCAGCGACATCCTCATCGGGACCTACTCGATCGTCGAGATCACGGCGGATCCGTACACGCTGCTCGGCAAGGCGATGGTCCGGATGCACGGCTACTTCATGGCCGACACCCTGCTCCGGCACGGCGAGTCCATCACGATCGCGACCGGCGCCACGCTCTCGTAACAGCAGAGCGCGGAGAAGGAGCGGACATGGGGAAAGGGAAGTACGTGGTCCTCGGGCCCCCCGATCAGGGGCTCATCCTCGACGACGGGGAAGCACGGTACGGGGGTGAGGTCGTCGAACTCGACGAGCACGAGGCCGCGTATCGGGTGCGGCGGGGGTGGCTTCGGCCGCTCCCGCCCCCCGATCCGGCGCCGCAGGCCGACGCCGCGAACGAGAGCGATGCAGGCAACCCGCCCGAACCCACGCGTGGGCGCCGGCGAGGTCGCTGAGTAAACCACCACGCGTCACGGCCCATCGGGGCCAGGACGCTAGAGGAGGCGAAGAACATGAATCTCTTGGCAGCGTTCGTCCACGCGGTCGTTTCGGCGGTGGAGAACATCGCCGCGCGGACCTCGACGCTCACGGGCACGGCCTTCGACACCCGCGGGTACGAGGGGCACATGGGGATCATCCAGCACGTGGGGGTCGTGTCCGGCACGACGCCGACGCTCGACGGGAAGATCCAGCACTCGGACACGTCCGGCGGCACCTACACCGACGTGCCCGGAGCGACCTTCACGCAGGTCACCGCCTCGAACAACCTGCAGAAGATCGTGCTCGACCGCCGGGCGACGAAGCGCTTCATCAAGTACATCGGGACGATCGCCGGCACGACGCCGAGCTTCACGTTCGGCGTCTCGTTCGGCGGGATCAAGAAGGCGTCCTAGCGGGGGAAACCCCGCTGATTCGCGGGGTGGCGAGCGGGCGGCCATCGTAAGTGCCAATGGGATCGATGGCCGTCTCGTTCGTCGCGCAGATCGACTTCAGTCCATAGGAGAGTGCCAGCATGTCGCAGATGAGCGATTACCTCGAGGGCGAGCTGCGGAAGCACATCTTCCGCACCGGCTCCTTCACGAAGCCGAGCGTGCTGGCGATCGCCCTGCTGACAGCGGCCCCGAACGACGCCTCAACCGGCGCCACGATCGCGGAGGTGGCGAACTCGAACGGGTACGCCCGCCAGACGTTGAACCCGGCCGACGCGAACTGGAGCGGCGCCAGCTCGACCGACGGGCTGACCGACAACGTGTCCGCCATCACCTTCCCGGCCGCGACCGGCAGCTGGGGGACGATCACCCACGTGGCGA